GGTCCATTGACTATGGCAAGAGAGTCATCGTCATTGCCAAGTTGAGCAGCGAATGCAGGCTGGAAGATCCGCACCACCGCTCCATCATGTTTGCAACAGGTCATGATGGCACGGTCGCAGCCACCGTGCGTGGCTGGTCGGAGCGCATGACCTGCAAGAACCAGATACCCGCCGTGTTCCGTGGCCGTGGCTACATCTCACGCATCAGGCACACCATGTCAGGTGTCGCTGCTCTACCCATGCTGCGTGACGCTGTGCTTGCAGCAATCCAGAACCTCGACAAGTACGACGAGGCAATGGAGCAACTGTTGAAGCACGAGGCCACCCTCGGTGACGAGGTGGGTTACGTCGAGCGCCTGTTCCCCATGCCTATTGAGGGCACGGAAAGGCAGGAGCGGTACGTCGATGACAAGCGCAACACCGTGCTCAACCTGATGCACGCCGACACTAACCGCAACATCGAAGGCACAGCGGCAGCCATGTACCAGGCAGCCGTCGAGTACCACGACTACTTCTCACGAGGTAACCGTGCTCGTCGTGTGCTCACTGGCAACGACACCAAGTTCAAGGTGCGTGCCTTGGAACTCGCGCAGGAGTTCGTGCTCGCTGCGTGACAACTGAATAGGTGGGGGTCTGCTTGGGGCTGGCCCCCACCCACCTATCATCCAACACCTAGAAAGGTAACAGTTATGAAGTTCGTTGACACTCTCCCCGCCATCCAACTCAACACCACCCGCGCCGAGAAGAACCAGCGGTTCGTTGAGAAGTGCAAGCAGAACCCAGGCAAGTGGACCATCATTCAGTCCTACGATCTCGGCGATAAGTCTGATGGTGCTGCCTATGTGTACGCCAATCAGATCAACAGCGGCAGCATCAAGAGCCTGGCTGGTCTGCGTGCAGCAGCACGCAAGGAAGGCAGCAAGTTCCATGTGTGGGTGTCGTACCCCGTTGAAGGGCAGCGGTGACGCGCAAGGTTACGTGCGCTCTGTGTAAGCGTGACTGCTCGGCCTCCGAATGTGAGCAATCCATTCGGGGGTACGAGTGTCGCCGCTGCATCGACAGGAAACTACGCATGGCTGTCCGTCAGATGGGTGCTGTCCATGTAGATAAGGACGGCACGTTCTACGGGACGGGAGAAGATGATGCCTCGCCCGACGATGCGTGAGATGCGTGCCGTCGCAAGAGTTCTCGATCCAGATATGTCCGACGACGCAATGGACATGGCGCGTGAAGCAATCGAGGCTCTTGATGAGGTGCGTGTCACCAAGGACCAATGGATAGTGGTCGCCAGAGTTATGGCTGGCGGTCCCTATCTTGCAGTCGGACCTTGGACCACGAAGAAGCAAGCAATGAAAGCGTCGGAGTCTTTGTGCTCTGCACACAAGGAGCCGACACCAGGCACGGGCATGATCGTTATGCCCATGAACCAACCCGCCTGGCTAGACAAACTGAAATAGGGAAGGGGGGAGCCGCCTCACACACGGCTCCCCTCTCCCTCAGTACGGGCTGTTACCGCCCAAGTATTCGATGATCTTTCTGATTCCCCGGTGGAATATCTGATCCACCCGTTGAGGGGACACCTCCCACTCCTTCGCAATCTCCACGAGTTTCATCTCGTCCACCAGTCGCAGGTACACCACGCCGTACGAGCGTGGGTCCAACGACTTCATGGCTGCGTCGATGTCGGCGATCATGGCGAGTAGGTCATTGCCTTCGCTTGCCACTTTCGTCCGTCGCTTCTGCCCCATGTCGGCAGGGTCGAACACCTGCCCGGCCAGGTCCATGTCCCCTGATCCCCACACTTTGATTAGGTTCTCAACCACGGCTGGCCGGTAGAAGTATTCATCTTCCACGTTGTACCCGGCACGGCTGGCCTTCTCCTTGCGTGCCACCCGCTCGCAATGACGGCGCAGCATGACGATAAGTGCTGTCTCACCTTGCCTGCGCTCGTCCTTATCTTCCCGGTCCAAGTACTCGATGACCTTGTTCTTCTTCTTGACAGCGAACTCGCACGCAGACTGCTTGAGGTCATCGAACTCAATGAACTTATTGAAGGTGCGATGCACGGGTGCGGCAGCAACTGCCGCCAACTCCATGACATCGAGCCACATCGCATCGTTGTTATCCAGCATCCTGCATTCACCTCCACCCGTAGCGTGTGCCCTCGACAATGAACGACTTGTTCATGATCGGCACAGCGACAGGTGTGACGTTGCTCTTGTCCACGTACATCAAGCCGAACCCCTGCTGCCAGTTCTTGAACTTGGCGTACCTCATGCCAGGTGAGTTGAAGTCGGCGAGTGTGCCCACCTCAAAGCCAGTAAGAAGTCGAGGCTTCTTGTTGCCAAGCCAGGTCATCGTGTGATGTGCGATGCCCTGCCTATGCGTGTGTCCACACACCACGCTCTGATTAGTCCGCTGAGTTAGGGACAATGCCGTCTGCCCCGACTTGCTGGACTGTGTGCCCTCGTCCCCATGCAAGAGTAGCCAGCCGGGGGCAGGTGACCAGGGATCTTGATGATAGGTAACACCTAGTTCCCTGAACTTGTAGAACTCTTCCAACTGCATCTCGGGGATAGTCTCAAAGGCGGGCACTCGGGACAGGGCAGAAAACCACCTATCGAGATGGTTGCTGCGGGTGATGTGTTTCACCTGCAACATGCCAAGCACTTCGACTACTCGGTCACGCTCTTTACCAAGGTCACCTTGATACATGCTGCGTGTGTTGAGTGAGTACCTGCTGATAGGTGCGAGGTCGGACTCGTCACCGACAGAGATCACGGTGTCTGGCTTGAAGTCCTCGATGAACTCAGCGACAGCAGCAACTGCCTTGCGATCCTCAAAGGGAATTTGTAGGTCGGAAATAACTACTATCGACTTCATCCGATGTCCTCAATCCGTCGTTGCCAGCGTCCAAGTTGCAGATCTAGGCCGACGAGATAGTTGATGGCATCTGCTACCTCTTGCCGTATCTCCAACAGCATTCGGGCAGGGTCATACTGCTCGATGCGTTGATGGTCGCCCTCTGAATACTCACGAGATCCAGCATCAGCGATGCGGAAGCGTGCGTAGTTCGTGGCTCGACGGTGATGCGTCAGTAGTTCATCAACTGACAAACCGAATGGTGGTGCGATAGGAGGTGGAGTGTCCACCATAGGAGCGCCCTTCTATTCGACCGCCCTCACAAGATCTGCGAGGAACTGCGCTCCGTGGTCTACAAGTGTAGTGTTTACGTCTTGTCCCATCGGAAGGGACACGCGGACAGCACTAGGTAATGTGTCCGTCAAGCGTCGTGCTAACTCTTGACCTGGATTACTACCGTCCTCTTTCAAGTCGTTGTCGCATACGACAAGCACCCGTTCGATGCCGTCGAAGCATCGACGGAAGTGTGGCTTCCAGCCATTCACACCAGGCACGGCGACAGCCGGGAAGCCAGCGACGGTGGCGGCAACAGCATCGAGTTCACCCTCAACTATCAGGATTGTGTCGATGCTGTCGATGATTGCTTGCACGTTGTAGAGGTGGTGCCGCTGCCCTGTCGGTGACTGATACCTCGGGTTGCCGTCATCTAATCGACGGAACTTGAAGGCAACAACACCACTCGGGGTGATGTAGGGCAGCGACAGCATCCCCTCAAATCGTTGCTCATGACCGGGTGCTGCTTCAGCCACGTAGCCCAAGAGAAACTGTTCAGCCGCATCAAGTAAGCCACGACTGGCGAGGTATTCCTCTGCCGGTGAGCCCGGCAGTTCCATGTGGTACTGGTGTGCAGCACGAGTCCACATCTCCATCAGTTTCTCGTTGGGTTTCATTCGGGTCGAGCCTCGTCTGCGTAGCGGTCGATGGCAGGCCAGTCGAACATCGCTGGCGTGTTGTCTTTCTCGTGATCGTGGGTGTTGAGAATGACATCGAACTTGTGGTCGGGCGGAATGTGATCGCCGCATTCGATGAAATCAGCAGTCGCATCTTCGATCACCGACACGTACAGGTATCCGCTACTCCAATCTAATTCAGCGGTGTCGGTCACCTTGTTGTCGTCAAGAAAGCGCAGCAGGGTGCGCAGATCCTTGACGTTCCGTGCGTCTGCTCGCACATAGGCGTAGCCACTCATCTCAATCTTCACTTCTCCACCACCTCTGTCATGTGATAGCGACCGCACTCGCGGTAGTTGCAGCAACGCACGACGTATCCATTCATCGGCGCAGCACGCTCGGTTCCACAATGGGGACACTTCTGGTTCCACGGTTCGGGCATGGTCAGCATGTCCATCGACCTCCGGCAAAGTGAAACTTCCCTGCCCACCTGCGGTCAGCGTCGTGCCCGTCAAGCACGGCCACGAACGCAGCGGTCTGTACTTCTTCCGGCCACTTGTTCATCGGGATCTCCCGCAATGCGGCGGCGTACTTCTTCGGCTGGTCGTGCCAAGTGCCGAGCCAGTCGATGATGTGGAACGTGGTCCCGTCAGCGAGAGCATCATTGAACTGGTACATCCCTCGGTACTTGCCGGTCGGGTTCACGGCGTTCGGTCTGCCGTTGGATTCCCGTTCGGCAACGCAAGCCTCGTATTCCCGGTACACGGCTGGCACTTCGTATTCGGGTATCTCTGCTGCACCTAGTAGTAGTGCTTCAATCATCCTGCTTTCTCCTACTCTTCATCTTCTTCTGGGTACAAATCTCGGAAGGCGGGATCGGCGGTGAATCCGACAGCGGAGTTGTCGCTGGTCGTGACCCGATCTGCTTCGCCTCGTTCCTCGTCCTCGATGTTGGTCGTCAAGTCGAGGTTGATGTCCAAGGTCCAGCCCAGGAACTCCACCGTCAGCCTCATATGGCACGCCTCAACTTGGGGGGAATCCACCGACGGCCTCCGGTGCGGCGTGGAGTGGCCCTAATCGGGGCTGTCGTGGCCCCTGACAGGCTCTCTACCATGCTGCAAGCATCCTGGTATGACCCCTGTTCCATCGCCTGTACGAGGGCGATAGCCCCTCCGCCCGCTCCGCAGGCGTGGCAATGCCACAGCCCTTTCGCACGGTTTACTGAGGCACTCGGGGTTCGGTCGTCATGGACCGGGCACAGCATCGGCTGCTCTCCGTACCGTGGCTCGGGCAGGTTGTAATGCTCAAACACGGCAACTAACTGCTGCTCCATTGCTTCGTCATTCATGCAACACCTGCCCACTTGAGCAGAGATAGGAAGTTGTCGAGCGTCATCACGACACGGCCTTCACCCGTACCCGCTTGCCTGGTCTTAGTCGCCACCACGGGGATCGTTGGCTTGTCGTAACGCATCTCGTAGTTACATGATTCGATGTCGGCTTCCCGAAGGAAGCCCTTCATCTGACCCCACGCATCTTTGACGTTCTTCGCTTCGATAACGATGTCGAATGTCTTGCCGTCGATGGCAACGTCACCGATGTCCTTGGTTCCGGCACGAGGTAGCCGTCGAGCCTTGACCAGAAGATTGCAATGCTCTTCCAGGTCACGCTCCCATTGGCTGCCTTTACGTTTCGACTGGCTGCTCATAACCCACCTTCCCCAAGATGGCAACCTCTGGTGCCTGCAACTTGATGCCCAATACCCGGCGCATGTCCCGGCGTTCCTTCGCAGTCGAGCCACCCCACAACCCGTGTTCTTCGTGGCGCAACGCCCACTCCAAGCACGGATCTTTCTCTTCGCAGGATTGGCAAATCCGCTTCGCAAATGCTGCTTCCGTTGAATGTCCTGTCGTGTCGAAGAATGCTTCGGGATCCGTGCCAGCACAGGCAGCACGGGGTAGGCGCGGAAACTCCACTAATTCCATTCCCTCCGTGTCCGATACATCTCAAGTTCTTGATGGCTGTTGAACAGCGACATCGTTGGTGCGTCGCAGCACACGGTCACGGGCCTGTCAGCATTCGGGTCTGCTTCACCGTCACGGTTCTTCACCGCTGCGATGTGGTATTGATCGCCGTCCCGTGCCACGGACAAGATCACCTCAGGTAACTGATTGACCTTGCCCATGACTGAACGCATCGGGCCGGGGTAACCCGGTCGGCTTGCGTTCTCTGATGCGTGGTGAAGCGCAATGACTGCGCTCTCTGTTTCGCGAGCGAGTGAGTGCAAAGCACCCATGCTGTCCCTGAGTCCAGTCCATTCGTTGTCGCTCACCGATGCGATGTTCATCAGGTTGTCAATGAAGATTGCGGCAGGTGTGGTTCCGAACACCTCGACGTACGCCTGGACTTCTTCGTAGATTCCGTCGAGTGTCGGTTGCGGATCTCGCTCGATCCGCACACGACGGTTCAGTTCCAGCAGGGCATCTTCAACTAGCACCTCGGCTTCCGTGCCGAGCATTGCCTTGATCTCCTTGACTGGCTTCTCTAGCAAGATGGCGGCGGCACGGTTCGCCATCGTTCCTTCGTCAGAGTCAGCGTTGAAGTACAGGGCAGGCTGACCAAACTTCACGGCGTACCACAAAGCGAGCATTGTCTTGCCAGCACCAGGCTGACCGACGATCACATGCAGTTGGCCGCGACGGAACATGACCGTTGCCGTCGTCAAAGCGGGGAGGATCTCGGGAAGATCCTCACCCGCCTGCGACGACCCTCTGATTACTTGAAGCAGAGAGCGCATGACGAGTTACTTAGCGGGCCACTCGATTGGGCACTTGTCATCACGCCAGTTACCGAACGGAGACTCGTTCATGCACACGTACGCCTTGTACGCACGGCCAGACTTGTTCGTCCCGTTCTTCACAATGCGTGCGCCATGAACGCAAGTGCCAGCATCGGGGTTGCCACGGGTGTAGCGGTTCCCGAACTTGTCCTCTTTCGTTTCAATGGCGGTGGAGCCTTGGTCTACGACCGTCGCACCCATACTGTCCTGCACATTCTGGACAGCCTGCGTGGGTGTCGGAGTAGCAGGTTGCCCAGTACCCTGCATTGAGGCAGCAAGGGAACGCAGTTGCTCGATGCGAACCTGCATCTCTTCGGCTGTGTCGGCACGACCCGTGAGTAGGTCGTTGTTCGGTCCAACCTTGATGGTCAGGCTGAACGGTGATTCGGTGGTGTTACTCACTTATCCTCCTTGATTCTCAATGGATACTCATGGGACTTGGAGCCATCGCTGGCGGGGCAGTAAGCAGAGAACGAGCAGTACGAGCAATGGTCACCGACGGTGGGTGGGAACGTGCCCATTGCGATCATCTCGTTCATCGACGAAAACATGAAGTCGAAGTAATCCATTCCCCACGGGGACAAGTCAATGAGATCCGACAGTTCACCCTTGCGGCTCATGTAGAACGCGCCCCACTTCGGGCGCTCACCGTATGCCCGTTCGATTGCGCTGGCGTACAACGCCAGTTGCTCTTGACCGTACGGTGCGCGTTGTCCTGTCTTGTAGTCGCAGACGATCAGGTCGCTGCCGTTGGTGTACACGCAGTCGATCACCAGTCGTACGGGTGTGCCGCCGAAGTTCACTTCACCTTGCCACTCAATGCCGGGCTTGCCATCAGGCAGCACGGCAATACTCCACCCAGTATTGGAGAACCACTCGATGTAGTTCTCCACCTGGCGTAGCCCTTCGGACTGCCAGAAGTCCAAGGTTTCCCCTTCGGGGTTCGCCTTGGTCCGTCGGCCAGCAACGCGCCACTCAGACGCGGGAACATTGGTGCGCTCTTCTGCGCGTGTGATTGTCTCCGCCCACACCGTCGCCCATTGTTCGGTCAAGTTGTCTAGCACGATGCCTCCCCTGCATCTAGCGGGCACGGCACGGTGACTGGCGCTTCACACGCAGCGCAGTAGCCGTTGAGTGTCCACCACACGATCTCGCCTTCCTCAAACTTGACCAGCACCTTGAAGGTGTCGGAGCCGCACACGCATTGGTGCGTCGGAATACCACGTTGGTCAATCATCTTGCATTCCCACCAAAGCGTAGTTGACTTGCTCGATCATCGAATGAACAGCGGTCCCCGCAGCCAGGTACACGGCTGGATGCTCGGGCACTTGGGCGATCTTTGCCAAGTAATACTGCCGCTGGCAGCGCATGAACTGGCTCAGTTGTGAGTACGAGCGGTGTGCTGGTGCTTCCATCATTGCGGCTCCATGAGAATGAACTCCCAATCCTCGTTGTCCACCTCGGGGATTCGATACCCGATGATGTTGCCCACTTCGGAGATGACCTCAAATCCCTGGGCTTGCGCGTGCCACATCGCCTTGTCTACCTCTGGCTCACCTTGCTTGTACCAGGGCCATAGCACGAGGGCGCGACGCGCCTGCTTGTCCATCAAGATTTCGACTTCATCGTCCAGACGCAGGCGTGTGAACTGCTCTAGTTCCCATTCGAATGCGACCACGGCACGGAGAGTAGCAGCCTGAGCAGCAACATGCCAGCCTTTTCCGGGGCGTGTCGGCGTGTCGGTTACCTTTTCACAGTATCCTGCATTACTGTTCCATCGTCGTTCATCGAGCGCGTCCGACGCTAACCAACGCGCCCAGGAATAGAAGTGCGAACCGCGAGAACCTGCTCGCGGAGGAAGTCGAAGGCCACGGCTGACTAGCGCATGGCGGAAGCGGTCGTCCATCGGACGAGCCGCCCTTCGTCATGCCGTGGGTTGACACGACGGCTTCGGCTTTTGGGGGGGTGTTAGGCGCTTTGTGTCTCGGGTTCGGGGGCACGGACGAGGCCGGTGTCCACATCGGGCCGAGCCTCACAGTAGAAGAAACCCTCAGGACTGCGCGGCTCATAGTGAACTACGAGGTTCTTCTCCGTCATCTCCTTCTTCCACTCTTCCAGTCGCTTGATGTCTTGCGGTTTGACTGGAAGGCCACGGTTCATCCGTGCCTGGGTGCGGAGCATGAACAGCGGGAACGCTGTGTTGTGATCGACGGATATGCGGGGCCAGGGGATCTCTTCGTCGTATCGGATTCGGTTGGTGAATCCGGCGCGGGATAGCGCCGCCGATACGGACGACCGGGACACCTCTTCACCTGTCTCTTCGCGTATCCGATCCACGATCTGAGCGTGGGTCATTCCCTCGACCTCCACCCACTTGCGTAGGATCGACTCGCTAGGCAACTTGCGTGGCTTCGGCATCGGCTCCGACCTCCTTCATTACCTAGTTTACATGCTGCATCGGGAATAAAAGCAATTGGGGGGGCGTTTTCCCCTAAGAAATTCAGGATTCGAATTTGTAGCCAAGTTCCGAACATCATCCTGCAATGGTACGATCGCGCCCAAGTGCGAATGCAGTATGCTTTCGGGGGAAGGAAGTCATCATGCAAGAAGTCTCTCTGCAACACGCTGGCAAGGAATACGTGAACTGGCGCAGAAGCCAGGGATACGCCAACGCCACAATCAAAAACGACAAGACAGCACTCAACATCGCCATGCGTGCGCTCGGCACGGATTTCCTGGTATGCAACGTGGCGATTGACCAGGCTCTCACCATTCTGGAAAACGCCAGTCGGACCAGATCGGGCTCATCTGTGAACATGATCCACAGCAGCCTGTCCGCTTTCTTCCGGTGGTGCAGGATGCGAGGGCTGATGCCGGTCGATCAAGACCCACTCATGGGTATCCGCTACCGGCGAGTGCCGAAGAAGGAACGCAAGAGGCTAGATGTCTCGGAGTTCGGTGCGTTTCTGGATGCAGCCTCCGATCCACGGGACCGTGCGTTCGCAGCCTTAGGCCTGTTCCTGTTCCTTCGGGGCAGCGAAGCGGCTGCCCTGCGAGTGCGTGACCTTGACCTCAACGAAGGCACCATTGGAGTCACAATTTTCAAGACGGACGACTACGACCGTATGCCAATTTGTGAGGAACTTGAGAGGGAACTGCGCCAATTTCTCCTGTATTATCAACAGGAATGCGGTGCGCTAGAGCCAGACTGGTACCTCGTTCCGGCCCGTGTGCAGCGCGGGTTCGGCGCTCACACGCTGAACCCACACAACAAAATCAGCAGGCCGCACGATGTCATCAAACGCATATTGGGGGACTACGGATGGACAGATACCTACTGGCAGGGAATGCATCTGCTCCGAGCCAGCGGCGCACGCGCCTGGTTCGATGAACTCAACAACAACACGGTCGATGGTGCGCTTCGACTTGTGCAAACCCACCTCCATCATTCCAGTACGCAGATGACTGAGCGTTACCTGGGACTCACCGCCGACCGAGTTCGGCGAGATGAGATGGTTCTAGGTAGTGCTATGTTCCCATCGCTGCGACAAGAAAGCGACAATGTTGTGACATTGAGAAAGGCTTCAGGGTAGTCGTGAAGTTACAGATAACCGCCTGCGACCGCTGCGGGCTGCGCGAGGACAAGGGGGCCATCTCCCCTTGGACCGCCCGACGCGGCAACGTGCGGTACACGGGCGACCTATGTCAGCCCTGTTGGGACGACCTACTCGCCACCTTCAAGCCAAGCAACCTCCCCAAAGGGAGGCACAAAATGCAAGCGACCCGCATCGAGGACATACCAACGGAATAAAAAAAAGGGGCCACCCGAAGGTGGCCCTCTCTTCTTTCTAGAACGGAGTGATGTCGAACACCGCTAACGTCTGCTCATCCAGGTTGCCGTGCGGTGGTATCCCCTGCGAGCGTTGCACACCACGCAACACCTCCATCATCGGGGCATCAAGTGTGTCACCACCGGGCAGGTTCAACACCTGCCTCACTCTCCCCACTAGCGGATTCGACTGACCCTCAAGAACCAATGGGACGAGCGACATCTGCATCAAACAATCTCCACATCTACTGTCTGCAACTGAACGGTAACCATGCCGCCGAATCCACTCACGAACGAAGGCGGAGCGGACTGCTCGTACTGGACAGCACGAACGACACAGATTCTTTCTTCACCAGTCGAAAAGTCTTGGAGCAAGCACGCTCCACCTGACTGCTCCAACAATTCTAAAGCCTGCAACCGACCCCACGGGTCTGACACACGAGCGACACCGTTCGCATCTCGCTCTTCCTTGTAACACAACAGCGGGAGCGTGATCGTCCTCGACCGCAGCGGAGCAGGAAGCGCACGCAACTGCCACTCCTGCAAGATCGGAGACACCGTTGCATCCGAAGCGTCACGAGTCAGCGTCACCCGAACCTCAAACTCGGTATCCGGCAGCAACTCAGCAGAAAGCGGGATGTTCAACACCTGGCCGAGAGGAACCGAACCGAAGTCAGCGTTGTCCCCGTCAGGGTTCGACACCCGCACACCGAGCACGCCACCCGTGTTATCGGATCTGATACTGAACGACACCGGCTGCTTGTACTCCGTCGTGCCGAAGCGCACCCAACCAGAATCCAGGTAGCCAACTTCCGCCTTGTCCGTAGCCGACTCCACGTACACACGAGTATCGGTGCAGATCAACGCTCGACCCGTGCTACCAATGAAAGCCACCGACTGCGGTGTGCCATCGGCAACAGAAAGATCAGACGCGTAGGCGTAGAAGTCACCGACCTGCTCACCCAGGTCGATGCGCCACAATCCTTTCGCACCCAAACGCTCAACCGAGCGAGTCGCGTACACAAACTCGCCGTCGAATGTCAGGTCCGTGATGTCGTCCTCGACAGAAAGCGGCCCGTACACAAAGCCCGTCCCACTCGCTGACTCTTCCGCAACACGCACACCACGGTTCGTGGCTGCGATCACATAGGTATTCAGGTAAGACTTGAGGTTTCGGAGAACCTCACCGATGGGGAACTCGGCGGTGTTGATCGGTTCCAGCATCGAGCCGAGGCCCGAAGTGGAGGTGTCAATCGTGAAAGACAGAACCTTCGACTGCACACCAATCGTCAGCGCCACAAGAATCGCTGACGTTGTTTCCGTAACCGCGACAAAGTTCAAGGATGTGGATGCGTACTCGTACCGTGAATCACCCGACGTAGTGGAAAGGTTGATCGTTCCTGGCGGCGAAGCCGGGTTCCTACCCAACTCAAACACACGCATCGGTAGCGGATCGGAGATCTCGCAGCCGACAATGATGCGGTCCTTCACGTAACCGATTGCCTGTACCGTCCACGCGCCACCGGGCGCGTCATACAACTTCGTCACCGCGAGCGTGTTGTCGATCTCGTACACGCCATCGTCAGCACCCACCAGCGCTGAGCAACCATCCGTTGCCAGCGCCTGAGCGGTAGCCGTGAACGCAGTGATCTGCACTACCGACGAGGTAGATATCTGATACAGGTAAACGCCGCCGTTGTAGAGGAACCACGTTCCCAGGGCGCACGTATGCGCCTGGCTACCACCATTCGAAGCGACCTGCTCGGTGGCATTCAGCAGACTGATCTCACCCTGCGTCCACACATCTATGTTGGCCGACTCCCGATACCGAAATAGGTCACCCTCGTCAGCATCGTAGAACTCAGCACCACCACCTCGATGCCACGACGTAGCAGACCGAAGCCACCAGTTTGACAGCGAGTTCTCACCAGCACTCGCCTCCTGATCGACGCGCTCCTTCTGATACTGCGTCGTCACACGAGAAATGCGGCTGTTGTCAGATGCAGCGGAAAGCCACGGCTGGTTGCCGATGGCATAGTCCGCAGCGAAAGCGCTGCGGTTATAGCGAGCAAGACGATCAATGATGTCCTGCCCAATCGCATACGGCAGATCGTTGATTACAGCCTTGTTCTCAGCCACCTAGCACTTCCACTTCCGTCGAGCCTTACGCAAACGAGAGTTCGGATCTTTCGCAGCGGCAGGAAACTTCTCCATCTGCCCCGCACTACGGGCACAGAAAGAACGCTTACGCGGACCACCGCCCGGTTGCGGTTCTTTGATGTCCTTACCTTGAGCACGCAAAGAGGCGCGACCCTTAGCGTTCAAGCCACCCTCAGGGTTCTGACCCTCCTTGCGCGTCCACGCGGCAGTCTTGTACCTCTTCTTAGTAGCCACGAAGTTGTTCCCACCACAACTTCTTCAACTTCCGATCCTTCGTCAGGATCGGCAGCGGAAAGACTCGTTCGTCCTTCTTCGCCTTCGACGTGAACGAGACATGAATGTGGTACTCGTGGCCCCAGTTACCGGGCCGCCACTTCCACCAAGTTCGGCGATACGTTCCGCTTGCCAACTTGTTTTCGTGAACGATGTATTTGAGTCGGTCAGCACCGGGCAGATCCGAAGCGGCATACAGCCGCAACTGGTCCGCTAACTTGCGTGCCGCACGACCGTTGCGCCACTTGCCTTTACCCATGTTCTCGTCGATGTCGATGGCGTGAACCCAGCCATCTTTGTCGGGAGCGTGGTCACTTGTGCGGCTGTGGTTGGAGTCGGCGATCCAACCATCGCTGCGCTTATCGCGCCCCGCCCAACGGCCATTGATCTGATTGCGGAGAACAACCCCGCCAGCAACCAACTTAGCCACGGTCAACCCGCCCGAAGCGT